ATTTTTAAAAAAGATGTTTTTAGAGTTCCCATCACCGCCTACGAGGTTTAGAGAGGTAGTGGTACTGGACTGGACTGTTGCGTTGGGGTTGTCGACGTGCAAACCATCAGCGGACACAGTGCCCGATACGTCAATGCCTGTGGAGGTCGTGGAGAGCTTTTGGTCACCTGCTCTATACAATACGACCCCTGTAGTAGAATTGAATCTAGCAGTATTTACCGAACCGTCCTCAGACTGAATGTAAGAATCGTCACTGCGAAGCAGTAGGTTGTTAGCACTTAGTCTTAAATTACCCGTCCCGTTTTCAGTAATAAACGAATTTGACCCATCATGATAGATTTGAAGATCGTCAGAAGTGCCTAGTTTGATCTTGTCATTATCACCTAAAGAAATATCACCAGTGCTCGTAAGACCTGCAAAGGTCGGAGCGTCAGTAGTAGCAACACCTTGATTTAAAGCCTTAATAGACGCAATAGAGGTTAATTCACTATCCATTAGTGCGCCGGCGGCTGTGACGTTCGCTGTATCTGTAACATCTGCCGAGGCTTCAATGCCATTTAACTTGCTGTGATCTGCGTCTGTAAAGACATTAGAGTCTGTAGCAGATTCAACTAAAGCGCGTATCTCTGTGGCTGTTTGATCGCCCGTAGATCCCGCTTCAATGCCATCAAGCTTAGTACCGTCAGCGGCTATATCACGGCCATCTACTGTGCCGGATACATTTATGTTTCCTGTAACATCTAAACCGTCAACATCTATGTGTACTCGTTCTGTGGCTGTACCGCCTACTTCAACACTGACTGTCCAGCGATTGCCTACACTATCCGCTTCAATTTTATTTTTAAAGTCTTGGTCGCCTATGCGATATATGTTGCCGCCTTCGCCTGCGGAACCGTCGTGTCTATGTCCTGTGGTGCCTGTCGAAGCATAAGAAAACGCAGTCAATAATTGGTTATATTCGGCATTGAATAAAAGCGCAGTGATTGTATCGCCATCGCTAAAAGTACTCTGTCTAGTATAGCTTGTTCCAGCCATTTGGGTTATCTCCTACCTGAAGGGACGTAATTAATATATAGGCCATTAATGGCATAAGGGGCTTTTTGATCCGAGCTTCTAACTCTAAACGAGCATACAGAGCCGCTACCCTGTACAGCCTGTCGGAGCATCGGATCATTACTTGCTCCAAAAATAGCTGTTCCAAATACAGAAGTGCCAAACGTAGCGGGTAATGGGACTTCATCAAGAATATAATCCGAAGGCTGAGGAATAGAAGTGTCCTCATAGTCATAACGGACTCTAAGCTGTGGTTGTACTTCGCCTTCGGGGGTGATCGAGACTTTAACATACTGTAAAGTCTTTCTAGTTCCTATATCTCCAAAATCATAGTTAGGTGTCTGGTACTGAGCATCAATATCAAAAGCTGTACCGTTCTCTATAAAACCATTTCCTGTGTCGTGGTTATAAATATAGCCGTCACTATCGCCGTGATATTCTTTTTCAATGTTATCTGAGTTGAAGCCCGTAGTAAAACCCGTCGCCTGAATGCCTTGAGTCTCTGACCACTCAAAGCCGTTAGCAGTTAAAGTGCCTATAATGCCTTTAGAGGCTTTAGGGTTATCGGCGTCTTTACTATAAAAGAGCCTATACTGTGACTTGCTTCTCAGAATAGCACTGCTAATTGTATAAGTATTGATAGAAACCGCAATGCTTGAAATAATTGATTGTATTTGACGGCTAACGGAGCCTAGCTCAACGTCGCCGATTCTTGAGGTTCCTGCAACAGATCGAATACCGTCAGGACTTAAAAACACTAAGTCGCCGCCAATCTCTTGAATACTGTGCGAACTTAGGCACCCTACGTTCTGTGTAACCGGGACAACCGCGATGTTGTTTGAGTCATTAATATTAACAAGCTTATGAATGCTGTTGCGGCAGAAAATAATTAAATCATCTCGGAAGCTTTTAAGCCCTATTACTTGATCGCTCAGTGCAATACTTCCGGCTCCTGCGCCTGAAAAGTTATCCGGCTCAAAGTTGTGGCTGTAATAAATTACGTTAGAGTTCTCTGAAGTTCCAGAGACTACTAAGTGATGATCATGGACCGCACAAACTAAAGGAGCTTCTGTGCTGTTGACCGTGATCTCTGACGCAAAGAACGTCCTAGAGTTTAGAGCACCTGTACCTTCCATGTGAAAGTAATAAGGCTTGTTAACGCCATCACATATAACTAATTGGCCGTAGTCTGTGTTGCCTTCGTAAATCTCAAAAGAGGTTTGTTTTTGGTTTGTTCGAGCTAACAACGAGCGCCCGGCAAAAGTCGCATAATCGTCGCCACTCGCATGTACACTGCTTCGGTTAATCGGTAGCCAACTGACGCCATCAACACTAAAGAAAATACCGTCTCCTGAACAAACAACCAAACCATCTGCATAAACCTGCAAGCCTAAAATTTTGTTGCTTGAGTTAGGTCTTGTAGTTCCGAAAGCCGTATAGCCATTGATTCGCCGATAGCCGCCATCGGGATCTACTTCAAAGTTTATAAGCTTTGTAGCTAATCCGGGCTGACTAAGCATTTCAAGCTGGTTAAGGTTAGTATTTAACCCGCCTTTGCACGAAACGCCAAAAGGCTGTGAAGCGGCCATATTAAACGAATCTCACTCTGTCGTCTTTAATATAAGAAGGCGTAGGCTCTAAAAGATTAGAGCGCATACTACGCATACCTTTTTTATAATCATCAAGAGCAAATGCCGCCGCTTGAGGGTTATCCTTAAACTGCCAAATATAGTACCGCGCTTTAGCTAACAGCACTGACGTATACATTTCAGGAAAGACTACAGAGTCTGTAGAGTTAACTAGCTTAGTAGGCAGGCTCCACGCAAAGAACCATACGCGGTATACTTTGTCGGGGATAGGGCTTAGTCCAAACTTACGCGAGTCTGGGCTTCGTATAACTGAGCGCGGCATTCCGTACTGCTGAGAGTCTGCGTCATCAAGGTTCTCAGAAACGCGCCGATAATCTTTCCACGCTTCGGTTGTCATAAATCTAAGGTTCTGTGAGTCGTAAGGGGCTGTTTCGCCTGCAACACCCACAGTAGTAATATAAAAGTTGTCCCAGTCAATAGAACCATAGTCTTCAGTAATATTAGAGCTAGAAGGCTTTAACTCATAAAAGCGGGTTCCGGGAGTTGTCTCTACGTACACGTTACCGTACATAGGATCTACGTCGCCACTCTCACCTACGGACAAAAAGGGCCATTGAGGTTCTTGAGTAACAATATCAAAGTAAGCACGATTAATAGAATCTTTAACGTGTTGCTGTACGCCTACGGCACCTCCAAAGGTTCCAGAGGTTAAAGTAACTTCGTTAAGCTCTCGCAGTAACTCGTTAGTTAAATCTAAATAAGTCGTTGCCATTAGTCTTTAGCCTTTGTGGGTTTGTTTTTATTAAAAATTCTGTCGTAGTTGTCGTCGTATTTCTTTTTATTTTCTGGAGCATAGAAACTTCCTGTGTCGCCCCATATCCTGCCATTTTTATTGTTGCGGAGTTTTACGCGCTGAGAAGCGTTTCCTATCTGTGGCATATCTCTCTAGCCCTCCAAAGTCTTTATAGTTCCCTTTTTTTTAAAAGATATGAGGGGTTTTTACGCCCCTCAATCTCACTTGGTTTTGCTTAGTCTACTTCGTAGAACGCTGATACAAGTGCATCAGGACGCAATACTTTAGCACCATAAACGTGCAGACCACGGCAGATATCGCCGAAGCTGTCTGGATCACGTAGAACTTCAGTGCTAGTGATAGTCTGAGCAGTAGCTGTAGAACTGATGTGTCCACAAATAACCTGTCCAGCCGCTGTAGAAGTGGCAGGTACGTTATTAGACTTGTACATATCGAAACCACGCAACTTGCCAGAAGACACCAAACCGTTACGGATAGAGCCTTGTCCAGCATTGAAGTCTACGGACATCAACTTAGAGCTAGACTGAGACAACTGCTCGTAAAACGCTGGGGGAGCCAAGAACCATCGACCTTCTTCTGGAACATTTTGCTCGTCAAGAAGACGCGCCATGTGAGCCATCAGATCAAGAGGATCAGTAGCGCCAGTGATATCAACAGCACCTGAGCCGTCATATACGCCAGCGGCAAGGTTAGTATCACTGTCAGCACCAAGGATGTGGTTAGGTGCAGAAGCAGATACGCCTGCAAACATCTTAGCGATAACACCTTGGTCAAACGCATCGCGGATAGCGTAAGCGGCTGAAGAAGATGCGGCTTCTTTAAAGTTAACGTGAGACATAGAAGTTTCGATGTCGTCTACTTTAAACTTAAATGCGTTAGCTACGTCAACAATCAGAGTAGTTTCAACGTCAGTAAGTTTAGTTTGAGTAACGTCAGCGCCTCGCTCGTACTGATATACAGTGATCTCAGGCTCTTTGATGATCTTTACAGAATCACCGAAAGCCGCGATTTCACCAGCGTAGTCAGTATTAGTGATAGCTTCGGCTACAGAGGCTTTTCGGAAAAAGTTAAGAACTTTCTTAGAAAAGACTGCTGGCAAGAAAAACTGGTTAGTTTGACCTGCACCGTCGCTTGCGAAGTTACCGTTACCGGGTGTGGATTGTTCAAATTTTGAATCAGATACATTATAAGCCATGTTGTGTTGCTCCTAAAAAGACATTTTAAATTATGGAACTATTCTGCCTTCCATGACTGCTTGATCAATTTCACTTTCGTATTTATCATATTCAGCCATCGACAGTTTAGAAATTTCCCGTTGAGACCAGACTTTAGGCTCTTTAGTGTTTATCTGAGTGGTTCGAGTCGAAACCAAATCAGCGGCTTTAGAGTCTGGGTTTTGCGATTTTGATGGCTTACGCTTTTGAGCATTAGTAGTAGAAATACCCTTTTCTAGCTTGTATAAATCGAGAGCTTTGATAGCCAGTTGAACATTGTCAGGGTTCTCATAAACCCACCTATAAACTTCTTTAGGCTGTTCGTCGGCCCACTCCTTAAAAGTATCACTGCCTACGATATCATCAACGTCAGGATGTTTAGCTTTAAGCGTTTCAAGATTTTCTTGTCGCGTCGCCGCTTTCTCCCGCTCTTCGTAAGTAGCTAACTTCTTTTGAAGCTCTTCAAATTTCTCTTCGCTACGCTGATGACTTACAGTTTCAACTACATCAAAAAGATCAGGGTTCTGTTCCTTAAAGGCTTCAAGCTCTTCAGGGGTTTTAGGCGGCGTGTATGTTGGCTGATAACTCGCTAACTGCGCTTCTAACTCTTGACGCTCTTGCTTAAAGGTGTTGACCTTTTGATCGTAGTGACGCTTTAAATCGTCGTAACGCTTTTTATACTTACTATCGTCTGAAGTCTCTTTAGTCTCAGGGGCCTTTTCGGGGGTAGCCTGCTTCTTAGGTTCTTCAAAGAATAATCCGTCAGCACTTCCTTGAGAAGGTGCGTCAGGCGTATGCCATGACTTCTTCGCGTTATAAGGATTAGCTTCTGGTTCTACTGCTTGTTGTTCAACTTCGTTTGACATCTTAATCACACTCCTTTTGGGGCTTGCTAGTCTTTCAAGGTGGCTGTACTGTTCGCGTTACAATACAGGGTCTTGATACTTCAAGGTGGCCTCTAGGTTAAAAAAATAATAAGGGGTCTATACTTCAGAGTGGCCTTATTGTTATCGAACACTTGGCATACGATTAGAATTGATCATTTGTTTGTTAATGTCATTCTCTTCGTCCATATACATACCATTCCTGTCTCTATCGTCAACAGGGTCGTCTATGATACCGCCAAATGCTTTTTTCATTAGACCGCCATCATAAGCGCGTTCAGCATCATCCATCATAGCCTGAAGCTTGTCTGCGCCTAATTGATCAGTCGCTTTTTTGGTGAAAACAAATTCACCGTCCGATAACCTTGCGGGAATCGAATCTGATACTCCAGTACCGGGACCTTCTACGGCTCCGCTACCTGAGAATTCTCCGGCAACATCCATGATCTTATCAAAGATGCCACTTAAACGCTCGTCGCCTTCAAGAGCGTTCATTAAGTATTCTTGCTCGTCTTGCTCTAAAGATTCGTCAAGGACGTAATCTAAGTATTCTTTTTCCATTTCGGAGTCTGGAAGCTGTGTCTTTTCTAACTCTGCTTCTTCTTCGGGGGAGATGTTAGGGTAAGTATCTACAGGAGAGGAACCTAATAAAGAACCGCCTTCGTTGTATTTAATTTTCATACTCTTCATTTTATTTTTCCTCAATCCTACGTTTAGCTTCAATTACTTGCGACTTCAAAGTCAATAGATTATCCAGAGAACTCACTTTCCCCTGCCTGCGGTACATTTCCTGTTCCGATTGTGCCGTCACCAGTGCCTGTACTTCCAAGGTCCGTAGGTTGTTCAGGTGTTCCTCCAGCGGGACCCATAGTTCCGGGTTGTTCGTTAGTGGGGCCAGCTTCGCCGCCAGTGTTTTGGTTAGCATTTTGTGCTCCTATAATCTGTGCCATCATCGCCGCTTCTTCAGGGTCGTTAAGTATTTCGTCGGGATCAAGATCAAGGCTATACGCAAGCTCACTAACGATCTTAGATATCTTAACGAACGGGGCAATGGCTGGGTTCTGAGCAGTCTGTAAGAACATGGTTAACCGCTGACTGCGTACTTCTTTTTGCATAAGGCTGTTTGTGCCCATAGCTACAACTTCTAGGTCGCCTTCGACTTCTAACTCGCCTTCAAAGAACTGCATGTTCCATTGGAAATATGACTGACCTAGAGGCTTTAGCAGGAAGTCGTCAATGTTCTTGACAACTGTTTTAATATTCAAAGATGCCGCGCCTAATAGCATCGACATGCCTGACGCTGTACGTGTCATACTCTGGACGCCTGTTTGCCCGTGAGAATAACTAGGTATTCCTGTTTGTTCGTCGGCAAGCTGTCGGAACTTGTCAAACATCATCATGTTTTCTTGGGATGTGTTCGGGAACTTAACGCCGTGGATAGCTTGGCCTTGCATACCGGCTTGGCGTCTAAACACTTTGCCCGGATAAACCTCCATTGATTGTCCACCGACTAAAGCCGATTCATCAACGTCAAAGACTAAAGAGCCTGAAAGCGCTAGATTATCTATAGCCATCCTAGCGTGACCATTCATTATTTGCTGGGAGTCGTCCATATTTTCAGCAACTCCAATACCAAAGAAAGAATAAGGATTACGCTCATAAGGAAATGCGTTGTAAGGGAGCCGGTAGGGGGTAAAAGGATTGACAACCCCACGTAAAAGCTTACCGTTGCTAATCCACGCATTAACCTGAACTTCATCTAAATCATCTACCTCGTCGGGGAGTTCCATTCCAGCTTCACGGGCGTACTCTGCATCCATGACACCCCAGTATTCTACAACTTCAAATAGAGTTTGATTTACTTCGCTAAGACTTCGATCATCTCGAAGGGCTTGCTCGTAATCTTTTTCTTCGTAGTTTGGACCCATCTGAAGGCATTCTCGGATAGCGTCCTTGTTAAAGTGCGGTAAGTTTATTAGCGACCGTAGTTGCGAGCGATTCATTTTGTGCCTATGAAAAGCATACTCACAGTTCTCAATGCTTGTTGCATTAGGGTCAGGAAAGAAGTCCCAACAACTAACAAACTCAATACGCGGAACTCTAACACTTATAGGATCATAAACTCTTTCGCCGGTGTCTTCATCGGTTGTCCAACGATTCAAAAGTTTATTATAATTGAACGGCCCTTTGACAACCCCGGTTCCAAACAGTGCCGCTTCAAACAAAGCATTACGTAGTTCAGAAGAACCATTTGACTCTTCGATTTGGTCATGGATTAGCTTCTGCATTTGTCTGGAAGCGTCCTTTGCAGGTTGCACTTCTGGAACTTGAGGATTAGTACTAGGACCGGGGGTGAGATCTACATTCTTTAATTCTTCTTCTAGGACAGATTTACCGTCTGAAAACGTAGCGCCGGGTCTAAGAACTTTACCGTCTCCGGCATAACCTACGTCATATGGGCTTGTAATGTCTTCTACCGGACTTTCTTTAGGCTCTGAGGGGGTAGACTCTATGCCGGGAGAAACGTCCATATGAGCCACGCTAGGCGCTCCTTCAGGGACTCTTGTGTTTTTGATTCCTATTGGGAATTGACCCGTGCCAAACATAACGTCTATTAACTGTCCGAAGGCCGCTAATACTTTAGTTTTTGTGACTTTAACAAACACGCGGGACTTTTCTGATTCGCGGAAACGAACACCTGAGCCATAAAGCCCTCTGAAGTTGTGGTAGGCGCGAAGCCATCTAGCCTCGTCCGGTCTTCGAGCTTCGGAGGCTTCGTAGAAACGATCTTCAATTAACCCTACGAACTTTAGCTTGATGGGGTCTTCTAGGTCGAGATCCATACCGCTTTCGCCCTCAACGGGGGCAAAGTATAGTTCGTCGGCTGTTGCCATTAATCCTTCGTCGTTTTCTTCGTTCATATAATAATCAATATCCAAAGGTTGAGTCAGACGGCTGATAAATTGTTTCGCGATGCAAATCCCTCATTCTGCTAAACGTATCTTGAATTCTAGGTCTTGACATGATCAAGTACCTTAGTGCGTCGTAAGCATGGTCGGGCGCGTGTGTATCTACGTCTTCCGGGTCTCGTTTGTCCAGAGGAATACTTTGAAGCTCACGTATCAGGTTCGGGCATGTATTAAATATTTGTAATCGTGGCCTACCGCTTTGTGAAAGCTTCAAGTATTCGTGGACTTGAATTTTTCCTTGTTTTCTGTTTTTATCTGCTCGACGTAATTTATGTCCTGCCTTGAGCAATGTTTCTCCTACTGTCGGTCCTGTCATTCCTGTGCGGTTCCAACATGCTGTATCTAACACGCCAGCTACGCCTATAGGGTCTTCTAGCTCCATGTTAGTTAATATCTCGGCTAAGTCTGTCCCTAGTAGCCCTTTTCTGTACAACTCTCTATAAATAATCAGTGTACCATCTTCAGGGTCTACTGCGCCCCATACACAAGCGCTTTCAGAAGCATAACCATAATCTATTCCTTTAACGCGCTCCCAATGAAGAGGTATTTCAAAAGGCGTTATAGTATGGATCACTGGATCAAACTCTGTGAATGCCGCACCTTCAGAGACATCCCAGTTCCCTTCTAAAAGCTGTTGACGCAACGTAGGCGGCAAAGACTTTAGCATTTGTTCGTATCGACCATCTTTTGCCAGATACGGGTTATCTTTTAATCGAGCCGGTATAAACTTTCGCGTTAATCCGTCTGACCCCCTAAAGGTCTCGTTAGACGGCGAAGGATCTATGTACCTCTTGTAGACCCAAGCCGCTCCCGCACCACCGGGGTTAGCTGTTGCTCTTAGGCATTCGACGATCTCAGGATCTGTAGTACGAAGCCTCGAAGCCATATAGTTCCAAGCAAACTCTGTCGGCAAGTGCTGGATTTCATCAAACCCTATCCAACTGTATGCCTGTCCTTGGTAACGATAAACGTCTGCATCTTTCTCCAAGAACCCGAACTCTACTTTAGCACCGCTCGGAAAGTTCCAGAGCTTTTCGACTTCGCGGTACTTTGCGCCGGGGAAAGCCTTTGGATATAACTCGCGGCTCTTGTCGATTATCTCGCGTAGCTCCGGCATTGTCCGCCTAAGTATCAAAGCCCTATGAGCCTTCCTGTGCGCGTATCTAAGCGGGTCTACGAGCATGGCGTATGACTTACCACCACCAGCCGCTCCACCGTACAGTACGTCCGTCTCGCCTGCCGCTAAGAAGTCCTCTTGAGGCCCTTCGTTAGCTTTGAAGATAACCTCTTCGGAGACTTCAGTGGCTACGGGTTTCGGCAAAGACTCTAAAGTCTCGGAGTCTATTACGTTTGATTTAGACTTACCTTCTATCTTCCGTAGTGCTTCTTTGCTTGTGTTAAGCGTATTCCGGTAGTTAGCTACCTTTGCCTCTGCTTTCTTGAGGCGGCTCTCGCGCTGACGTATTGCGCGTTTAGCTTCCATCTTTGCTTTAGTCTGGGAGTGGTATGTATAACCTCTTCCTTTTGAACCTTTGGCTCTTCCTGCTTTGCGCTTTGGAGTCCCATCCTTCTTTAAGACAAAGTTACCTTCGGAGTCTTTGAGGTACTTGTCGGGGTTAATGTCCCAATCGTTCATGGCATCTTAGCAGTTATTTTCTTTAAGCCCATGTGTGACAGATAACGACCAGTTGTATGAGTTAACCACAAGGCACCTTCGCGGAGACTTAAAGATCTATCCTTGATCATGGGTACTACCTTTAAAAGAGCTTCTTGCTCTGAAGGGACCTCTATCAAAAATTCAGGGTTATCTTCGTCTATACTATAACCAAAAGGAATAGTACTACTGCTCCGTCGTCTGCGCTGTTGTTGATTCAATACACTCTCCTTCGATAACTGTTTCTTTTTTGGCCGGAAGTATAAATAAACCACCGCCTGAATTAACATTTACATCGAGTCTGTCTGTCTTGCCTAAGCCTACACGGTCTAAAACGCTCTGTGCGGCCTGTAGACGGATGTTAGCCTGTGGTATAGGGTCAGCACTATCCATGATGTCTACGACCTTTAGAGCGGCTTTAGGGGCGTTCTGCGCCATGATCCCTTCGGCTAGGTCAAGTATCTCGGTTTTAAGCGCCTTGACTACAGAGTAATGAGAGCCTTTGGCATAACCCGCTATCTCTGCGGCTAGACGCGCATCTCCTCCGCTGGACATTAAGTTATCCAAGAAGGTCTGCTGTTGTGTGGTTAATTGCTTTTCTGTATTCATGGTGTCTATTATACTGCGATATCGGCATGTTGTCAAGTTATATTAGTCTTTAAAGTGTGATGGAGTTCACATAATGGGTAATAAGTAAAGAAAGTTCTTGACAAAACCCGAATATCACGTTATACTATCTTTTAAGCCCTCCGGGGTTTCTAGCTATATAGCCTGTACCACCCTCCCCAGTCTACAGCCGCCCTTTAAAGGCTTTAAAGAGCCGTGGCGCTATCTGGTGTACAGCCTATATCTCCTCAAAATGTATGATCATGCATATATATATAGGGGGACCCCCATGGCCACCTGCCCCCTCTAAAGTCTTCCAGTCTCTAAAGTCTTCCAGTCTTCAAATCAATACTTAAAAGCCTATCAAGTCTTAAAAGCCTATCAAGTCTCAAAAGCCTATCAAGCGATAGTGGTGGTGGTAGTTTACTAGGCTAGAAAGGCTTTGGAGTCTTTGAAGTTTAATCACTTAAAAGCCTCACAGTCTAATAGAATCAATAGCCTATAACATTAAACCTATCAATACTCTATAGGCTAAAAAGTTCAACCAGTCTTGGTGCAGAGGCAGAGGTTTTATAAAGTTATGGCCTAAAAAGTGT